ACCTGGCGGGCCTCTTTTCTTACAAGCACACTCAGCACTGAGGAGCGCATGTGAACGAAATTCTGGCATTGATGGCGACCTACGACCTGAATCCAGGTTACTTCCAAATTGACGGCAAGATTCATCGCTTTAAAGTCGACGGCGATAAGGGCGGCAGAAAATCGGGCTGGGTAACCGCATTTCAAAACAATCTAAGAAATGGGGGAGAAATATTTTATGGGGGAATGTTTGGAAATTATCGAACGCAACTCAAGGAAACTTTCTCAACCGCTAGAGAAAAGATGTCGGCGGAAGATCGAAAATTTCTGCAAGACAAAATGGCAAAGGCTCAAAAGGCGCATCGTGATAGCGTTCAAAAGCTACAAGAAGAAACTGCGCTCAGAGTGGGAGAACTTTGGGATGCGCTAGATATTGAAGGTCCATCAGATTATTTAGTACGAAAACAAATCGCGGATTGTCCAGATTTGAATATCCGTTTTAACGGGATAGGAGATTTTTATGTTAAAGTCCAAGACATCGAAGGCAAGGTCTGGTCGCTGCAAAGGATCTTATCAAAGCCGGATAGCCAGGGGAGGACTAAGCTCTTCGAATACGGGGGACGTGTTGAAGGTTGCTTCAATATTATCGGAGATATTGAAGGTCAGCCCGTACTCTACGTGGCCGAAGGGTTTGCGACGGCGGCGACTATACACAAAGCGACTGGCGCAACGGTTGTGTGCGCTTTTAACGCAGGAAATCTTAAATCAGTCGCCACGGCTTTGCGCAAAAAAGGACCTAACCAGGTTATTGTCATTTGTGGAGATGACGACCAATGGACCTATAGACCGGATAAATCCAAATGGAATCCGGGTCGTGAAGCCGCGGAAGAGGCTGGGCGTGAAATCGGCGCGAAATACATCTTCCCGGTCATCAACAACTGCGAAGAAAAGAAATTAAAAGACTGGAATGATTTGCATTGCGAACAATCGATTGATGATGTTCGCAGTCAAATCTTGGCGAGTGATCCCGAGAAACTTCCGGTATCTTTCGATAGATCTTACATTATGAATTCACCTTATGATGATCAAACTGAAAAAGGCGGGAAAAAAGGGACTTACGAAAATTTTAAAGAATTAATGCGAAGGTTGAACGTAACAATTCGCTACAATGTTATCTCAAAAGAAGACGAAGTTTTAATTCCTGGAATGTCATTCACAGAAGACAATCGATTAGTCGCTAGTCTTGGATATCTTTTGAGTTGGCACGCAAGAATTGATCTTCCTTCGACAAATATCGGAACTTACATAACTTCGCTTGCTGATCAAAATTTATATAATCCAGTTGCAACTTGGATAACATCAAAACCTTGGGATGGAGTTTCTCGTCTTCAAGATATTTACGACACAATTACAGCGCGCGACGAAGGCAAGCATATCCACTTAAAATTCATGAAAGAGCGACTTATATTGCTATGGATGATTTCGGCAGTCGCTGCCGCGTGCAAGCCCGATGGTCACAGTTCAAGCGGCGTGCTGGTGCTCCAGGGCGATCAAAACCTAGGCAAGACATCATGGTTTAAGAAACTCGCCCCAGCGAGCCTTAGAGTGATAGCCGATGGCCTGTCTCTCAATACTGAGAATAAAGACAGCGTCACCCAAGCCGTATCAAATTGGATTGTAGAGCTTGGGGAGCTTGACGCCACATTCAAATCCGATATGTCGAGACTGAAGGCGTTTCTTACCCGATCTCGCGATGTGGTTCGCCGTCCTTATGCTGCTAAAGACTCAAAATACCCGCGCAGAACTGTATTTTTCGGGTCAGTTAACCCAGAGAATTTCCTCAAAGATCCAACTGGAAACCGCCGTTTTTGGACAATCGCTTGCGTTGCAATCAATTACAAGCACGGTATCGATATGCAACAACTTTGGGCTGAAATATATGAAGAGTTTTTTCTAAAAGGTCACACTTGCAATTTATCAGAAGAAGAACTGCTGGCTCTTAATGAAAAGAATAAAGATCATGAAGAAATTTGCCCAATTGAAGAATTGATCCGCGAGGAATTTGATTGGGATAACGAACAAAAAACAATTCACAAAAAAGAAATGACAGCTACTGAGATTTGCAAAGCAATTGGAATTCGCGAACCGAATGAGTCAGATGTTAAAAAATCAGGAATTGCTTTGAAGAAAATTTCCCAAATTGGCCAAAAAAGAAATGGCCAAAAAAGATTTTACCTAATCCCAATCAAGCAAAACCGCTCGCAGCTAGATTTTTAAGCAAACAATCAAAACTCCGACCCTTAGTGACAGTCACCTAAAAAGTACTGTCATTTTTTTTTATTTTTTAAATATCAATGATTTCATATACTTAACAGTAGTGACTGACAGTGACAGTAAATATCCTCTTTAGTTTAAGTAATAAGTAAAGATAGTAATAATATTTATTGATTTAAGTATAAAATGTATAATATATTCATTTTTGAAAAGGGATTATAAGGTTGGAATGACAGTGAAGTAGTGTCACACTGTCACAAAGAGCTATATTTATAGCAGAAAGGTTTTTATGACAAAAGAAGATCGCAAGGCATGGGTTATTTCAAAACTAAATTCTGAGGGAGACGAAATTTTTCTTGAGGATGGCATCGAAATGTATTGGACGACAGATAAAACGCAAGCTCGTGTTTTTAAAACAAGGACAGAAGCGAGAGATAAGATCAAGTGGGAGCATCTCCACTATGCAACTGTTGCAAGAATTCGTCATTTGGTAGGTAAGGTGAAAAATAATGGCTAACAAACCACGCGGATTTCAAACAACGAAAAAAGCTTTCGACCTTTCAACGAAACTTTGCGATCGGATGCGCATCGTTGCATTCGATCAAAAGATTTCTCAAAACAAATTGGTGCATGATGCTCTTTTGGCTTATTTGAATGAATTTCCCCCGCTTCGCGACCCATCACTCGGTTTACTCGACTCCGATCCTGATGTTGAAGAAATTCCAGATTTATGAGCAAAGATGAGCAAGAAAAAAGATGGAAAGTGCACAAAGTTAAAAGAAGATTTAACGCGCATGCGCACATAAAATGCGGCGGCGTAATTTCTGGATGGGATTGGTCTTTTAGGCGTTGTAATTGGTTTTGGAAAAACGTTACTTGTGAGAAATGCTTAGCTAAGCGTCAATAGTTTGTCATGGCGCAGCCAATCGAGCTGCGCTATCCTATTCGCTATGCCAGCAAAACTCCAGGCGGGTGAGCTGACACTCAAGCAAACTCGCTTTGTCGAACATTATGTCTCAAATGGTGGCAATGCTACCTTGGCTTACGTCGAGGCTGGCTATAAAGATGGAAATGCTGGCTCAAATGCCGGTCGCCTTATTGGCAACGAAATCATTCAGCTTCGGATTGCTGAGGAGAGGGAGCGGGCGCAGCGTGCAATCAATTTTTCTCGCGATGATGCCCTCAAAATCCTTGTCGGAATCGCAACCGCTTCAATCGAAGACTTCGCCCCCGTTGCGTCCGAACCTGACAATGTCGAATCCTACAAAGACTTGCGCTACAAACGACATGCGCTCAAGTCTATTGAGAAAAATGATTATGGAGTTAAAATCACTCTTTCCGACAAGCTGGCGGCATTAAATGAGCTTGCGAAAATTCTCGGATTCAACAAACCAAGCAATCAGGATGATGGCACAGTTGACGACGGCGGAATTCTTGAAGCTCTTTCAGGAATTCTCAGCTCAGGGAAAAAAACGTGAAACCAAGCGTCTTGTTTGGCTACGCTGTGCTACGGATAAAGAGTTTTTTGCCCGTTATTATTTTGCGCATTATTGCCAGCTCGCTTTTAATGAACTGCACCACGATCAGTTTTCATGCTCTGAATTCGCTGAACGATCTATGCGTCGGGCTCGGGCTGCACCTCGAGGTTATGCGAAATCTACGATTGAGGCGCTCATTGAACCTATTCACGATGTCGTCTATGGACTCGAATCGTTCATCGTCATATTTTCTGAAACTCAAGACCAAGCAAACCAGAAGCTTAAAGATATTAGAAGCGAAGTACTTACTAATTTTAGGCTCATTGGTGATTATGGAATCCGCTTTCCAGGTCGTGCGCCTGGCGAAACGTCATTTGTCATTTCTTGCGGCTCGCATTCATGTCGTTTCGAAAGCTATGGATCGGGAACGGAAGTTCGGGGAATTAGGTTCGGTGCCGACAGACCGTCAAAAGTCATTGTCGATGACGGTGAAAATTCTACTGAGGTTCTTAACGAAGCTCTCCGCGCTAAAAAAGAAGATTGGTTTTTCCAAGTCGTCTCAAAAATTGGCGACACCAAAACCAACATCAAAGTCATCGGAACCATTTTACATACCGAGTCGCTTTTAGCGAAATTGATTGTCAATCCAGCTTATGATGGACGGATTTTCAAAGCTGTGATTTCATGGTCTAGCAGACAAGATCTTTGGGAGAAATGGCAAAAAATATACACGAATCTCGATGATGCCGATCGAGTGGAAAAATCGCAGGCTTTTTATGATGCCAACGAAGCAGAAATGCTTCGCGATACGAAAGTATTGTGGCCAGAAAAAGAATCCTATCTCTACTTAATGAAAGAAATGATAGAAACTGGTCGCCGCGCTTTTTTCAAAGAAAAGCAAAACGAGCCAATCGGCGGCGACTCAGTCTTGTTCGAAAAGATTCACTGGTATCATGAAACGGATAAAGGATTTTTGATCGAATCAACCAATACTCTGATCCCGTGGGAAAAACTCAAAGACAAAGAAGGCAGGTGGCTAAGTGCATATGGTTCACTCGATCCGGCCACCGGCCAGACCAAAGCATCGGCTAATCGCCTTGGGGATTATTCTAGTCTTGTTACTGGTATGGCTCTTAGCATTCCAGGTCGTGAATACAAATTACGGTTGTTCGTACACGCAGACCAGACTAAACGGACTGGCCCGAGCAAATGGATTCGATCAATGTTCGATCACAACGAAGTCTATGATTACGAAAAGTTTGCCATCGAAACAAACTTGTATCGTGACTTGCTCCTACCTAACGTTGAAGCCGAACGAAAAGTCTTCGAAAAAGAAATAAAAAAAGAAGTGAGATTGCCAATCTACGATGTCGTAAATATCGACAACAAAGAGAAGCGAATTCATACGCTCGAGCCTAAGGTTACCCATGCATGGATTCTTTTTAACCGTGCATTATCTCATACGGCTATGGGACAATTGCAGAGCTTCCCTACGCCGTCCGGGCACGACGATTTCCCGGATGCGCTAGAGATGCTTTGGGGTCTTGTCAATAACAGGTTCAAGCCGGGTGGACTGGCTATTTCAACAGGTGGGCGATGAAAGTTTTATTTTCTGGATGTCTTTTAGACGGCGACGACAAACAACCAGGCGGAACGCGCCTTGAGCGCAATATAAAATACATCAAGTATTACATGGCGATTCGCGAAGAGATTGGTTTCGACATGATTTGGCTGATGGATAATCAGTCGAGCAAAGAAAATGTTCAGAAGCTTTTGCAAGCGGTTGGTGACGGTGGAAACAAATTGCAGATATTCACAACGCCAAAGAAATTAATATCAAAAGTAGGCGGTCTTGACTATCCGTACTGTTGGGCGCCACTATTTGAAATGTGTGAGATGATGAAGAAAGTTGGAACAATAGAAAAAGCGATTGCGATTGATTCTGATTGTTTTGTTGTTAGCAAAACACTCGCCAAGCACATCAGATATACAAATTCAGGATGGTCTACGCTGTGGTGTCCAAAATATAATTTTCCAGAATCAGCATTTCAAATCATTTGCGAAGATGCAAAACCGTTATTGAATGGATTTTTCAATTTTGGATGGGAAAGACACAATGGTAAAATGATGGAAACAACTTTGCCGTTTACTCAAGTTAACAAAGGCTTCAATGCTAATCGATTTGGAGAGTGGCGGCAGCAACAGGACGTTTCTATGGATTATTACGGGCAAGCCAGAGTGGATCAAACACTGATTTACAATATGAGAGGCGAATAAATGCCAAGAAGTTTGCAACAAGGTCCACAGAAAATGTCGAGATTGAGAACGTTCGTCAAGAATCACCTGGGCGTGATCATGACTGATGACATGAACCAAACAAAAGAATATCGCGACGACGCTCTCGATCTTCTCGATAAATATTACGATTCAGAACAATACGACCAGTTGATGGATTGGCAAGAAGCGGTCAAATCGACCGAATACGTGCCAATCCGCGACCGCAAACCACGGATAATTTACAACGTTGCTAAAATGCTTGTTGATAAAGTCGCGGCCAAACTTGTTGGATCTTCTACATTTCCAAAATTCAATATCGAAGAAGATGACGATGACACCGCGTTTTTCAACGTGGTTCAGAAGGCCGTTAAATTCAGAAAGTCGATGCTGACACCAATCAAGCATTTGTTGATTTCTGGCGCTGTTTTCGTTAGATACTATTTGGTAAATGGCATTCCGAAAATTGAGTACGCGAAATCGAAATACTGCTACCCGCAATTTGACGAAGTCGGCGAGCTTGAGCAAATAGAAATCCGCTACACATACGAAGACCAAAACGACCGAAACGCAAATGGAACTCCCATTGTCAAATGGTACAAGCTCATGCTTACCAAAGACGCCGACATCTTGTTTGATAACCCAATATATCGAGCAGGTGTTCGTCCAACTTTCGAAATTGTTAGTCAAAACCAGCACGGACTTGGCTGGGTCCAGGGCGAATGGTTTGTTACCCATTCAGATAAATTTGATTACGACGGATACGGATTATTCTCCGACATCCTCGGATTCATCGACGACCTTAACTATTCGCTTTCACAATCGTCTCAAGCTTCAAGCTATAATCAAGAGCCACAACTCGTCTTTAACAAGATGGATGAAGACGAAATCGATAAACTCATTAAATCGTCGCAAAAAGCTTGGAATCTTGGAAGAGAGGGAGAGGGGAAATATTTAGAAACTGATTTGAAAGGGATCGAAGCGGCAGAGAATTTGCGCGATAAATTGCATACGCTGATGTTAAACGTTGTTCGCGTTGTGATTCAAGATCCTGAACAAACCAGCGGGCAAGCAATGTCGGGCGATGCGATTCGCCAGTTGATGGCACCGATGTTGGAACTGATCGATGAATTGCGCACAGAGGTTGAACCAAATTTAACCAATCTATTAATCAAGATTGGAATGACGGCGCTTCATTACAATGCAATGGGAATGCAAACCAATGTGCAAACGCCACCGAATTACATGCCTTCGAGCCTCGATATCACGGTTCAATGGCCGTCGATTGTTCCCGCGACCTTGGCCGATATCGTGCAGATTGCAACTGCGTGCAATACTTTAGCGATGGCCCAGGTTGTAAGTCGAGAATCGTTAACGAAGTGGGTTGCATCACAAACTAGCATAATTGACAATCCAGATGAAGAATTGAAAAAAATAGCAGCTCAACCGCCGCCGCCTAATCCGTTCGGTGGTGGATTTGGAGGATAATGTGAGATTCATCAGAAAGAACGGTCGAGTAATTCCAATAAGCGAATCAAAGAACATCAAGAAAGGCGCAGCCGAAGTTGCTGGCGGCGCCGGTATTGGAGCGGCAACGGCTTTGACATCTGGGTCATTAATATCTAGAGCTGGATCAATTCGTGAACGCGGGGAAAAGATTGCCGATTACAGCAGTTATAAAACAGCCGGCAGAAAAATGTTGCACAATAATTTGCTTAACAAAAAAGCGTCAGCAATTGCCAAGAATGCATTTCGAGTAAGAAATATTGGCGTTGGTGTTGCGAGCGTATTGGTTGGCGCTGGCGTGAATAGAATTCTAGGCGAAACAAAACTTCGAGACAGCCAAAAGAGAGCTGAGATTTCCGGCGCATCTGGTGCCGCTGCTGGTTTTCTTGTTCATCATTCAACCAGGCAAATTGCCAATAGTGCTGGATTTAAGAGAGGAATGGGAAATATTCTCAGAGCAGCAATCAAAGCTGCCAAGACTAAATTATGAGCTTTTTCGAAGAAGCTGATTCAGAGGGTATTGTCGAAGATCACATCAAGAAGGCTTTGAATCTCGAAG